CTCGAGCTTGCAAAAGGTCGTCATAAAAAACGATCTTAGCCTTATTAGTAAGTCCATCGAAAAATACACTCTCTTGCTTACGAGAATATATATAAGGACCAGGATTGATTTCATATTCCAGCCTCTCATTTTCATTTAAAACATCACCAACAACTGCATGGCAAAAGTATATAGCGGCAACTGATTTACAAGTACCAGGACCACCGGCCAAAAGAACAGGAACAGGTTCTTGCCGCATACCCTTGAGAGTAACATCGGAACGTTCAAGTTCAACCAAAATCTTTCGCAAAATATTACAGTCCTCGTGTATCAAACGAAGAGATGCCTCAGTAAATTTATCCTTAGGAATAGTCTTAAGCATATGCTTACCTACATCTAAAACAACAGAAATTTCAGAATAAGTAGCTTCCGTCATAGGAAGAGACCCTCTATTAAATTTGAAGGCTAACAGACGAACATCTTCAGAAAACATATCAATCTCCTTAGAACAAGAATCAATAAATTTAATAGAAGGCAAATCAAGATAACTTTCACGAAAGAAATTAACAATTTGCTCTACAAATTTAATGACAAACTTAGCCACTTCAATCATACCTAGCTTTGCGCGAGAAAAATCTTTCACAAAGCCAAGAACAAGAACTGAAGCTGAGGCTTTAGACCCCATACCAACAGCTCCTATAAGAGCAGTAGCTATAACAGAACCAATAAGTTCTAAACTATTGTCAGAAATTTGAGGCTCAATAACATCCATATCTAAATCTGGACATTCAGGAACTTTATCATAAAGATTCATATATAGTTTAAATAAATAAACTAATTGATCAGGAACTTTAATAATAAAATATATGGCACACGCGATAAAAAACGCGAAAGAAGGCCAAGAACGAGCATGAGCATACCATGCTGACGCAATAGTAACCAAAATGGTAGGGGATATATTACCAAGACCAGATAGAATATCGGAAGTTGACTGTAGCGCTTCACTTCCAAATCCTGAAACAAGAGGAACTTTACTCTCAAAACTTTTGAAAGCATTAAGGAATTGTTGCCTCTCATTAGTATCGGGTAATTTATCACCAATAGTATCTAAAACATCGGGTA